TAAAATATCCATAATCTTAAAACGGACCTTGGATGATTCAGTATTCTCTTTTAACGTCTGTAAAATATCAATATATTTTTTCGGTATCAATGTAAAATAAATGGTGGAAATGTTTTCAAAAGATAATAAGAGTTGGAAGAGTTCAACATCATTATCCATAGTTAATAAATCATTAAGGAACGGTTCTAATACTTTTTCAATATAACCTTGAACGACTTTCTCTTTTTCTAAGTATGTAATTAATAAAGAGAATCCAATAATATTATCGGTTCTCTTATTAATATCACATAATTGTTGATAATCATTTTTATCATCTTGAACGATACTGTTATCAAATAAAATATTATAATATTTATAAAAAAGTTTGATTAACTCCTTTTGTGTTTTAGGTAATATTTTATTCATTTCCTTAAGAATACCAACATACAATGTAATATATCTGTGGTGTAGAATTGATTTTTCAAAGATAGTCTCAACAATATAAGGAATAATATAATCTTTATTAATATGCTCCAATATTTGCGGTTTGAGAATCTCATAATTAACATCAGTTAATTTATTAATCATACTATTGATCGTTTTAATCGTAGACGTATCTTCGGTAATTGTTTGTTTATATCTTTTATTCTTATGAATATTCATGCGATAATATTTTTTATTCGTTTCAATATTATCTAAAAAATCAATTAAATCAACGATATTTGTCTTATTTTTATAATCGTTAAAATCTTTCTTAAACTCTTCTGATAAAAAAATAGAGTTAAAAGAAACTCCATTAAAAAAAATCTCGGATGTAAAATCACCCATAATTAGTATAATATTATTAAATCTTTAATATAGTTTTATTAAACGTTTTAGGGAATGGCTTTTCCCCCAATATTTTCTCCTTCGTTTTTAGTTTCTGTAATTCCTTGAATAAAATCATCAATATCATTTTCCCTTTTATTAACAATTTCTTTCACATCTTCAACTTTTTCTGCAACTTTATTTACAACTTCGTTAGTAATATGGTTTGTTAAAGCCTCTTTTACTGGTTGCATCATAACAGTATTCTGTTCAGTTTGAAATTTCTTCATTTCACCCTGAAAATCAAATTTCTTTTTCTTACTATCACCTTTTCCATTTGAAAATTCTTGTTCGACTTGCTTTCTTTTAATTGATTCAACAGACTTTGAGAAATTTCTGTACGCTTCTTGATGTGATGGATAATCTTCATATTTACCAGATAAACCAAAGAATTGCCATCCTTCCGTTTTTAATTGTTCTACAACCATTGAATAACTGAAGTAATTTTTATCTAATGAAAATAATTGTAGGAAACCATTACTCGCCGTAACAGATAATGAAATAGTCCATGAAGCCCAGTATGTTATTATATCAAAGTTTTTAGGTAACTTCGTGGGGTCCATTTGACCCATAGATATAATCGCAGGTAATAAAATACTCCCAGTAGTCACAATGAATCTAAAGATATTGTAATATTTCTTAGTATGGTCTCTTTTTTGTTCATAATATGATATTTCATCTAAGAAACGATGTTTGATAATAGATTTATCATACTTTTTTTGTAATTCAAGGTCATCAACAATTTCACCAACTTTATCCGCGAATGTTGTCATTTATTACTATTATTAAAAAAAATTTGATTTTTAAGTTTAAGGGAATTAATTAATTAAAAAAAAAAAAATGGATCACATAGAAGGAAAAAAGAAACAGATTGAAAAGATAATGGATGTTCTAAAGAGATCAAATGTATCCACAGATAAGTTTGATTCGACGGATCAACCATTCTTTAAACCAGATTCCGAAAAATTTAATTTTGAGATTAACCATGAAAATAATTTGAATGTTCCTGAAGGTCTTAATCGTAATATAAAACTCATCTATGATATTTTAGGCAATTCTAAAAAAGAAATTTATATTGGTGAATGGACTATAATGAGTTTAGAAAGGGTAATGGAACAGTATGAAAATTATTGTAAGGATGGTCAGGAAAAGGTGTTTGATATTGGTTTCCGATACATGGGAATGGGACATATTGAATTAGTCTCTTGTGATCTTGAATCACACCTTCTCTTCTATCATCTAGGAGGTGGTAGTAATGGTTGGGAAAGAGAAGCCAATTATAATGATATTGTTAAATATCAGGGAAATGAATATGAAAAATTTTATTTTACAAATTGGTTCTATGAAATCAAGATTGATGATAATTAATCAATCGATGTAGCGGGTGATAATGTTTCATAGGGTTCAAAAATAGTTTCCCCACAATGAGGGCTAAATTCTAACGCAGACTCTCTTTCATCTTTGGGAACATCATCTTTATCTGATAGATTCTCATAAATAATCCATGATGGTTTCTGTCCTTTTTTACCCACATCCCATGCTTCTTTGGACAAACTACTTGTCTTCTTTTTTTCTCTATAGAATCTATTAATCACGTATTCACAGAAAGATAAAGAGTATGCCACAGTAGCGGTTCTAATAATTGTATTCAAGAAATATGTTAATTGGGGTGGTGCAAATGTTTGATTCTTAGGATCATTTCCCTGAGAATCACTCCATAGTTTAAATAGAGACTCCATCCCCAGAACTTCCCCTGTATCGAATCGGATTGTTTTTGTATATAATTGAGGATTTGATAAAGATCTTGAACTTCTGGATTTCCCTGAACTTCTGGATTTCCCTGAACTTCTGGATTTCCCTGAACTTCTAGATTTCCCTGAACTTCTGGATTTCATTTTCTTTTTATGACCTGACAACCGAATACTTACTCCAAAAAATACTTCACCAATATGTTCTTTATGGCCGTAATACGGCATTGAATTTCCGGTAACAGATAAACCAACCATAGCCCTTGAGTTTAATAATGCTCCTTCTGCCATCTGTTTTGCGGTTTCTTCACAATAAACACCTCTTGTCTTTACATTTATAAATTTTCTTTTCGCATCAGTATCGTATGTGCAAAACCCGCCATATAATGCGGCACCATTACCTGGAACATCTGATAATGTTTTTGTGATTTGCCCAGCAGTTAGTGATTCTGCTGTAACTATATTCATCATTTTGCCAACTAATAAAGATTTTAATGATGCTGCTTTTTCAAACGCAAAATTTTCAACAATGGGTAATGTTAAAGAATTAATATTATCACCCACAACTCTTTTCTTATCAAAGTCATATTCAAATCTCGGTAATGGTGCACCCAATGATTTATTTCTTGATAAAGCACTAAAATCTTCGCCGGTTAAAGAAAGATTTAAATCAAATTTTGAGTTCATTTATAGTATTATATATTTTTATAAATTAATCTACTAAAGAAAAATCATTCATTTTAATTAATTTATCTTCTTTCTTCTTCCTCCCTCTTTTCTTACTTTCTAATTGTTCACCCTTCAAAAAAAGAGTGAAATTTGATTTATGATAAAAGGCTATTCTTTTCTTACTTTGATTTTTAAACATCGAAAATGTATCCTGTATGTCAATGATTAATGGATGATATTTTCTAACATCTGCTTTTTGTCTGAAAATTCTCCCAACAGATTGTTCAACATCAGATTTAGGTGAAGCTAAAATCACTGTATTTAATTTAGGAATATCCATACCCTCGCTCGCCATTGAAAAAGTTGCCAATAAAATATCTTGTTCTTGTGATTCCCTTAACTGATCGGGTTTCATTCCCCCGACATAAAATCCTCTAGAATATCCTTCTAATGACTTATACATTAAATTTAAGTGTTCCCTTCTATCACTTAGAATCAAAATATATCTTCCGTGTTCCTGATATTTTTTAGTTAACTCTACAATTAATTCTGTCCTTGGCAGATATTCGCAGATATTATTAATCATTCTAGGCATACAAGGTTCCTTACGGAAGTTAACCTCTTCTTTCGTATAAAGCGGATCCGTAAAATCACATTCAATTAGTTGAACTTCGGCATAGTCCTCATTTTTATTTTCATCTTTATAAACAATATCTCCCATATACCATTCAAACACTTTTGATAATCCATCTTTTCTTTTTGGGGTTGCTGAGAGACCCAACATATATTTAGACGATACTTTTTGCATTGACTTGGAAAACTTTTCGGCGCCCAAATGATGACACTCGTCAAAAATTGCTAAACCGAATGAGTCAAATGTTCCTTCAGGATATTCTTTCATTGAAAGACTCTGAACCATAGATAAAACAATATCCTTCCCTTCAATATCAATTGTATCCTGTTGTATTTTTCCAATCTTAGCACCAGGGAGAAATTCAATAATTCTATCTCTCCATTGAGTCATTAAAAAATCTTTATGAACAATAACAATTGTTTTTTTCTTTAACATGGTAATGATATGTAATGCTAAGACTGTTTTCCCTCCACCACATTTTAAAGAAATAATCCCCCCACCCTTTTCATAAGCATTTTTCAAATATACTTCTTCAATTGGGTTCTGCTCTGGTCTTAGAGAACCATTAAATTCTATTAAAATGTCGTCACCTTCTTCCATTTTTTGTTCATTTGCTTCACCGAATTTTTTTATTCCATAAAATCGGGGGATATAAAGTTTTTTAGGACTTTCTAAAAAAACTTGAAACCCAGAATCATTATTTTGAGCTTTATTAAAAGTAAATGGCTTAACATTGAGTTCATCTTTTATTTCTTTTAAAGATCTCGGCGATAAATCACATTTTTTAATTTTATAACCATTCTTAGATAATGATGTAATCATTAAGTTATTTAGTTATTATTACTACGGGTTTTCTATTTAAGTGTTTTTTTTATTTATTTTATTTTATTTATTTGATATCCAGAGAGGTGTCAATTGTATTCCCTTCTTTCATTGGGACCCATTTTTCAAATAATGAATGATATTTACATTCAACAATAGCATTATCCTTTGTATCAACTAATTCTTTGACCCACTTGGATGTCTCAATATTAGGGATTGAAGCATATGAATGTTTCGAAAGTTGTGATTTTTGTTCATTGTAGATGTAAAGTTCATAAATATCTGGTTTGACAGTTTTTACAATTTTAAAAGAAATAAACTTTTTATTTGTTGTATTTACTTTTTTATAATCAGTATCCTTGAATAAGTAAAGGATCTTGGCATAACTTGGTTTTAAAGGGATAAAGTAGAATCCTCTAGCACGATAAGATAATTTAGGAACAAAATCATTCATAATATATTCAACTTCTTGAATATCGAAGAATTTCTTTAACGTAATCGGGCAAACATTACAAAAGGAATCATCCACATACTTATTCTCTAAAACATCAATACATCTATTAATCCTATCATGAATTTGAATCGTTTTTAATGAAACACCTGATAAAGTATAAACATCTCCAATTAATAAACTCCATTCTTGATTTTTATCACGAATTAGTTCAACTTCAAACAAAGTTCCATTAAATAATTCAGGATCAAAACGATAATGAACGACAAATATTTTTGGAAATTCGTAACCGTCCTTAACTTTCTTATCAATTAGAAAACAATAATTAGTATCATTGATTTGAGTGCAAAATAGTAAATAGGGTGTCCCTGAACTTTTTAGACAAACAATATGGGGATTATTTAAGTTTTTCGCAAATTGTTCATTATAAAGTTTCGCATATCGTTGTTTAAAAGTCACAGACGTCTTCATTTCCATATTGTCAAGAATATATTTCTTCATTGCATTATCTGTGACATTATCAATTTCTTTTGAACAAAAACTTGTCCTTGTTAGTGATTTAGGGTCCATTTTATATTATTTACTTAAATTTATTCTAATAATTTTAAGTAAGTATAATTCAATCATTATCAAATTTTTAAAAATAGTAATTATAATAATGTTTAACGATTGTCCAAAACAAAATTTCTTACTAATACTATTAATTTTAATTTGTATATTCCTAATCATAAGGATTAAAGTATATACTCACGAAACAGATATCATAAAATTATATGGGGTAAAAAAGGGAGATACTGTGACAAATAATATCATGATACGGAAACAAGACGGAGAAACATGCTCCATCTCATCAAATTACGAAGATGGTCATAAAAAAACTATTAAAACAGGCGATTGTTTATAATTTTATTTTTTAATTTTATTTTATTTTTTAATTTTAT